GTACCCTCTCTCTTTACCATAAATCCATAATTGGCCAACGTATCTTCTGCATCTAACCACTTATTTACAATATCTGTTACATCCATTCTAAAGTCACTACTTTTGTGAGTAAATTTAAGTTCACCTTCATATCCACTTCCACTAACCCAAGAACCACCAGAAGCACTTACTGTATTTGAACCAGAATACGCAGGCCCCCATAACGTACCATCAGTTGAACCATCTTTGTAATACCAACTACTTCCTTCTTCAACAACTGGATTATCATAAGACCGAGCATCACCCATAGTCCAAGATTGACTAACTGGATAAGCATATAAACTCTGAGAAGTTGCTAAGGATGTTGGTTTTGCATCATATAAATTTAAAAAGAATTTAGGGTTGGTTATAATATCATTGTGTATAGATTGTGATATAGTACTCAAATCAAATTGTACTAATATCCGAGATACATTTACTACATCACCAGTATCACTAACATCTTTTCTGATTTCTAATATCTCATCTAAACCACTATTCATACTACCACTAACTTGATATATGGTTGAATCTTTTTCACCGAATGTAAAATAATGCATTTATCTATACCCCCACACCTAAATTATCACCAAGTACTTTACCCCTTATATCAGTATTAGGATATTTGATTTCAAAAATACTTGGATCTAATGATGGATACAAGACACCCTCTCGTAAAGCACTGGTTATGTCATAAAAATTTCCTGAATAACCATCTGCTACACTATATTTGTTAGTAGCCACTATTGGTAAATTATTTGGATTATTATTTGCTGGTGGAACGACTGTAGCAACACCATCAACCAAAGATAACTCATAAGCTATATCAGATAAAACTACTGGTTGACCAATCTGCCATCTATCAATATCAAAGAAATCCTTTACTACTGTAACACATCTTAAAAGTACATCTTGTTTATTAAATCCAACTTTTGTCAATATTCCAAAATCTATTCCTATATTAATAATATATGCGTCTTTTATATTGACCGCATCAGTAACCATTCTAAATTGAGATATATATGTTTTTAAATTATTTTTTACGGTATCACTTAACGTGGTTAGTTTTTTACTAGAATCATAACCAAGTGTATACATATTCATAGCAAGTGGATTTGGTATTCTTCCAGTTTGTAAAGATAAAATAGTAGAACCTATATCAGTTTCAGTTATCGTTCTTTCCAAATCCTCAGTTACAGATGATTTATTTAATTGGTCATCTTGTACAAAATGTACTTTAGAAAGAGCTCCATATTTTGCTGGTAATGAATAAGCTCTAACAATATAATCTTCTTTTGTAACCACTCTTTGTTGTGCTTGAAAATGTGCTAAAGCACTCTCTCTAACCTCTCTAACGGTCTGTCCAGCTGTACCACCTCTGGCGGGTGTTGGATTTGAAAAAGCAACAGAGTCTTTTGATTCTTGAACTAATGTTGATGATAATATAGCATCATTTATTTCATAACCAATATTCGTTATATCAGTAATATCCCCAGAATTTACATTATCATCTAAACCACCACCATACGCATACTGTATACTAAGAGTTGTATTAGATGGTGCTAAACCAAATGTTCTTGTTTTAAGAAAATTACTTGGATCAAATGCGGTGGTTAGATAAGTTGGACTACCTGGTAAATTAGAACCAACACTAGTTGGATTTGGTATAATTTCTTCGTCCGGGTTATCAGATATCCCAGCGCCAAATCTCAAAACTATTTTATCATTCCCATCTATAAATGTTGTAAATCTACGAGATGTTTTTTTCAATTTTAAAATATAAGGTGCAGTTTGTCCATCCGCTGCAGAAACAGGATCGTTATCTATATTATTTTCCATATCTTCAAAAATTGTATCTCTTGCTAAAGAATCTACTTCATACCATGTATTCCCATCACTATCTATACATGATATTATTTCTATAACATCCACATTTGATAATTTTATTTGTGAATACTTTTCTGCAGAACTAAAACTAAAATACTCTGTTACTATTGTCCCACTTTGTGCCTTAACTTGTTTCTTTAATAAAAATTTAGTTGGAACACCACTATCAGTTTCAAATATAGATTCTTCTATCTGATTAGATAAATCGGAAGATTTAAAATTACAATCTTCTAAAGTACGAAAAACAGTTCCATTGGATGCTGCGTTTATAGTAGTTCCAGCAGTTATATTAAGTGCATATCTATAATCAGCATTATCGTTTAGTGCAGGTACAGTTTGGAATACATCCAAAACAACATCAGCTGCTGAAGTGGTTCTTGGTTTGTAACCAAATGATTGAGCTATGTTATAAACATTTTGTTTTTCTTCAGCATACGCTAATAAAGATTCTTTAAATTGTGAATCTATGTAATACGAAAGAACATCACCTACATACGCCGCCATTTCAATAAACATCATACCTGGTGAAGCTTCATTAAAATCATTATATGTATTTGGAAAATATTGTTTAGCAAATTCAATCAAATTATTTCTAAAGTCATTAAAATCTTTATTAAGATAATTTACTGTTTTTACTACATCTTTTTTTACACTTGTACGTGCCATTTTAATTCCTATTAATAAGTTGTAGCTGTATAGCCTGCATCTAATGTTATTGAATTCATAGTATCAGCATTGAGAATAGTATTATATGATATTGTTACAAATATTTTATGTGTATCTGCAGCATCAGTTAAGGTATCAACTGATAGTATGTTTATGTAAGGTAACCATTGTTTCACTGCTCTCACAACTTCTTGTTCTAATTTACCAGGTAAGTTGTTATCATCTGGCTCAAAGCATAGAGCTCTTAACCTACTACCAAACTCAGGTTGGGCAAGTCTTTCACCTGGATAAGTTAGTAATAGATTTTTTAAATTATGTTCAGATTGTTGTAATGAAGTTTTAGTCAAAGCAAAATCATTGTTATTATCCGCCCTTAATGGAAAGGATAGTCCGACATATGTTCTTGGATTTAAATCAGTCTCTCGTGCACTTGACATCCATTACCCCCCCTTCTTCTTATTCATAGTTTTCATTAAACCACTATAATCTCTTGTTAATGCACTTGTTACGTATTCTGGAACTTGATCAATCGACTTACCAGCTTTTTTAATCGTATCAACTGCTACCATATCTCTTTTCATTTCATCCGATTTACCGTACCCCAACATTTCAGACATTCTTGACGTATCAAAAGCTTTACCACCTAAAGTTGGATATTCTGCAGATTCTTTTTGAGATTTACTAAGTCCAACAGTTTCGTTTAAAACATCGTTTAAACTTTTATTTTTAGTATATTGAATTTCTTCTTTTGGTTCTGAAACCGCCTCAAGTATATCAGTTAATTGTGGAGAAGTTTCTTCTTTTATAAATATCTTTTTTACTTCTTTTTGTACTTCTATACGTACTACTTCTGTTATTATTTTCATAAACTGTTTCTTATTCATAATTACTCCTATGTTGCTTCTACATACTCACTTAAAATTTTAGCGGTGTTTATTTTTGTTTTTAGTTTTATTTTTATAGCTTCTATACCAACTTTAAAAGGAGCTATACTTGGTATCATTCCTGTTGTCGCGACAGCTAAAGTTGCAGATTTTTCATATGTTGCATTTATATCTGATAACATCTCATCAACAAGTTCAGTTAAAAATGTTTTCAAATCATCACCTTTAACTATTGGTTGTAAATTAACATTACCGGCCCTACCACCTATTTTAATAATTTCATTTTCTGTATAAAAATTATATGCATCAATATTTAGTTGGCCAGCTGGTACTCTGAATCTAATCAACGGCCGTGCACCTTTCGCACTCATATATATTTGACCAGATTTTATCAATATTTTAGGAGACTCGTCAGTAACCTGTTCTCCATCAAATGTTTCTATATTAGTTGTAGCATCATATGGTAAACCACTATCTACTAAATAAATAGATGAACCATCAAGTTCTATGTTTTGTTTTAGTGGTGTACCATATTTTTCATTCTTTTGTTCTTCACTTAACTTTACTTGACCACAAGATATTTTAATAATAGGTTTATTAGTTTCTGGATTACAACCAAATTTAATTGATTGACCAAATCTACCACTATAAACTATTTCACCTTCATTCACATCAGGTGGTCTAATATCCATACGGGTAAAAGTTTTACCATATTTAACCCCTGAATATCTTTTTCGGCTGGTGGTTGCAATGCCAGGTATAGAATTTTCATTGATTGAATGTTTTCTATTTATAACACCAAAGTAATAATGTTGTTCATTGAACTCTACTACAGCAACGTGTTCACCTATTAATGGAATATGTTTTATATTTGGAAATAATGGTAAGATTCCTTCACCTAATATTTCTTGGTCTGGATTGTTTATGAAAGTACCTAATATAGCTCCTTGTCCCCAGGTATCTAACAATGTTTTAGTAACTTCAAGAGCTTCCATTTCATAAAATTCACCACGAGCTGCTCTAATAACTTTTTTTATATAAGAACTTATTTGAGCAGGAGTAGGTACGCGAGGAAATGGTATTTTTGTAGTTACGTCTGTTCGTTTTTTACGCCAATATGCCATTTAATTTACCTTGATATCTTTTTCAATCTTATTGTGTATATTGTCTGATTCTATTTGTATATCTTTTATAGTATTTTCTATACCGGAAAGTAGTTGTTGTTTTTCTTCATCGGAGAGTCCATACTCATCTTCTGCACCAACTCTACTTTCTGCAGAAATAAGTCGTTGAACAATACCAGCTAACTTAACAAGTTGGTCATCATTCTTAACATTAATTTCAAGATATTCTTTTATCATTGGAACTATCTGTACAGCGGTATCCCCATCCTTGATAAATTTAGTAAGTTCTCTAGTTAAAACGTCAAGTTGTTTTCTATTGTATTCTGTATTCTTGTAAATATCCTCAAAAAGTGACGATAGTGATTTACCTTCGAAAAGTTCGTAGTCTATGCTCATTGTTTACCCAATATTTGATTCATATATAAATATAAAATAACCTAAAATTCCAATATATAAATATATATCAGCATATATTATTTAATACACATATAATTATTAGTGAGGGCGTTTTTTACCCTTTTTTCATAACTAACGGGAGATAACCATGAAGGAAATCATAACAATGGTAAAAGGATACGTAGATGACTTAGCTCATCTAATGATGTCTTTTGTTGCTATAGGTGCTGTATCTGAAGTAATCTTTGGAAGCGGTATCTTTGGCGTCAAAGTTATTGGTAACCTAACATCAATTATAAACCAATTCGGACAGTCCGGATTTGCTGGGCTAGTAGCCTTATTGGTGTTGGTGGGTTTATTTCGTAAGTAGGTACGAGATCGTTCAATAGTCCTACACTATTGGGCACAAAAAAAGGGGAGCTATATGTTCCCCTTTTTTTATTATGTGGAGCTGACAGGGATCGAACCTGCGACCTACGCAGTGCAAGTGCGTTGCTCTCCCAACTGAGCTACAGCCCCATATCCCATAACTATATTTTAAAAAATAGAACCTGTATTGGAAGTATCTATCTTACCATTTACTTGAAATTCTGTAACCATATTAGCGTAATAATTTTTCATTTGATTTATTACTCTCGTAATATGTTGGGTGTTAGAACCCGTCATCTCACGAATCATAATATAAAGAGCTTTCTTATTGAAGTTTTCTATATTGGCTCTCCTACGGAATAATTCTAAAACAGAATCAGCAACAAGTATATCTTTTTGTCTACGGAAAATATTTGTTATGTTGTTATCCCAATAGTCTAGCATTTGAACAACAAATTCCATATTAAATTCATCATTCTCATCTGTAGAAGTTTCAGAATTTAAATTTCTTTTATAATCTAACACCGTTAGTTGGTCGTGGATTTTCATCTTTTTATAATTATTATTATTATGAAGAATTAACCAATTTTTACCTACAACAGAGAAGTATGAAAAAGCTCTTCCCTTGTCTGGTTGATATTTCCCCATCTGCATAACCAAGAAAGCAACAACTTCGTTTTTAACTTCATCAATCGGATAATCAAAATAATAAAACTTAAAAGTATGAATAAGATTTTCAGCTAACTTACTAAACGCAAATTGTATGTGTTCCCTATATATCTTATTCTGAATAGCTGGTTTGTTCGTATTAGCATTATATCTAATAATAGCTTCTTGAACTGGTGTTCCGAAGTAAATTTTACTTTTCTTCTTTCTCGGTTTCTTTAACATCGACTTTAGTTTAACTGAACCTGACGCGGTGGTTACATTCATTATTGTTCTTCCCCTTTATAACTTTCTAGTTGTTTAACTGCTTCTTGTATTTGTTTAAAAATTGCACCAGTTTCATCATCAGACTCAAAACTTCCTCTGGCATCTATTTGTTTTAATTCTTGGTTTACGGTGTGTATCATCTGTGTAAAACTTTCAACCCAAGTTTCTAACAATTCTGTTTTTCGCATTAGATTCCACATTACATAACATGAAGTTATGAATAGAACTGATATTACTCCGAGACTTATTTCTAAATACATTACTTATCTCCAAAAAGTTCATCAAATAAATCTTTGGACTTTTGTGTAAGTTGTTCTGATGTTTCATCCATAGTAACTGCTTTCTTAATATTCTCAACCCTACCTTGAACTTTTATTTCTTCTTTATTATTATCCCGTATCCAATCTTCATATTCAATACGAGTTGTCGCCATATCAGCTTGATGTAGTATTAACGGCATGTTAGTCTTTAATTTCTTTTCAGGAGCATATGATTTAAGATATTGAATATTACCTTCATCATACATACCATCAGTTAATTTAATTCCAATCATTTCATTCACAGACATCTTTATACCAAACTGATTTAATATCCAAATACCTCTATCTGGTGGTGTCATAAATTGTAATTCAGGATTATTGATATAATACTTACCTTGATTTTTTACATGCCATTCAGACTCGTTTGGTATATAATAGTCTTGTTCCATATCACCAACTTTTCCTAAGTCGTGATGTATAGCAGCAAAGGTAAGTTCTTCAAGTGTATAGTCATCGACTATAGCCCCACTATCTTTCCAAGTCTTGTGGAACGCTAAACTAAAATGTACTATATTTAAAATATGTCTAACATAACCACCTGGTGTACATAGATGAAAATGTTCTGTTCCTGAAGCTGGAGCTACGCACATCCTATCTTCAAAATGGTTATACATTTTAAGCAACTTATCTTGACGTTCGCCCTCAAACGTATCTTCAATGAGTTGTATTAACTCTTTCCAATTGTCTTGTATTTGTTCTGGTGTAAATTGTATCATATTTTCTCCTATTAAAAAAATGAATGTGTTTTTATTTGTGATTGATTCTTTGTATTACTTAACTTGGTATACAAGTGACTATATTTTTCAAATACTGTATTTGGATTATCACTCTTGACCATTTCATCAATGGAATGTAATATATTATATAAATCAGTAGATACCGTTTGCTCAAGTATATAATCGTGACTATATACAATTGATTCAATTTTATCAATTACATCTTTAAATAAATAAAAGTTATGTAATCTCATTCCTGTTGTATATGCATGACCATCTTCTATATCAGTAAAATTAACGTGTTTAGCTAATTCAACATCAAACTCATTTATAATTGGAAATGATGGATTTTTTAAAGTAACAAAATCATTAACTAAGTCTGCATGGTTAGCTACATTTGGAAATCCTATACCTTCCCAAGAAGCTCTCTTCATACTATAGCCAGAATAATATGTACCAAACACAACAGCCCTATCAGGTGATGAGCTGTCAGTAGTTACCATTATTTTAGAACCAACTTCTTCTAATGACTTTTGTAATTGTACCAAGATATATAAATCTTTTATCCTTGATGTACCTAAAACGTGTAATGTTTTTTTAGTAACATCCAAATGTTCTTTACCCATTAATAAAGCACACAACCCACTTGCAAATCTATATGGATTGCCTGAAGCACCACCAATCGCCCAACCTTGAAATGGGAATTGTTTTACCTCATCATACCACTTCTTATATTCTTCTCTGTTATTACCTTGTATTACATTTAAGAATTCTGTTTTACCTGTTTGGTGGTCAGCAAAGTATTTAAAGTTTTCTATACTTATCTCTAAACATTCTTGAAACTTACCCTCATACTTTAATCGTGGTGGAATATCCAAGTTCATAGATATATCCGAATTGTGTTCCAACCACTCAAAAGATTTTGGTGTTATATCTTTATTCCATTTAAGAGCACCTGAAGCTATTTGAAACCCACCTGAATCGCCCATTACCAAATTCTTGGTAGTAAATCCATGTTGGTCATATAGGTTAGGATTATTTTTTATGAAGTGGCCAGCCGAAATTAAAAAATCGGTGTGTCTAAATTTACTTGGAAATTCTTCTGAATAAAATCTACAAGGAAACCCACTTTTAAATTTAAAGTCTTTTCTTAATTGGTCACCAAACCCACCAACTGAAAATGATGGAAAATATCTAAAATTACCTATCTTACCCATTCTAACTCCTAAACCATTTTTTAAAACAACTATGAAAAGTCATCGTATCATCACCATCAAAATAACCCAATTTACTATCCCAATTTTCTAATATGTTTTCAACCAAACCACACGCTTCATCAAATGTATTATACAAATCATTGGAATGATATAATTCAGGATATACTAATCTATTCGGTACAACTACCTTACAACCTAAATATTTAGCTTCCAACATACTAAAACCAAAGTTTTCTTGTAAAGCAAAACTAACCATAATCTTAGACTTAGCTACCAATTTATAAAACTCATCTTTATTTAAGTTTAACTCTTGGGTATTTATAAATTTACAATCTGTCTTGGACTCCAATCTTTCTTTCATTTGTTCGAACAACCAAGGCTGTTTTTCATCAACATTTCTAGCACTGAATAAAACAATATCTTCTTTCTCATGTTCCATTTTATATTTATCTAAATGTTCTAAGTCTAAAGGAAATCCTGTAACCTCTAATTTATCAGGTTGGATTATTCTTTTCTTAATAATATCTTGTTTAATAAATTCACTGCCACAAAAAATTCTATCACTTATATCAAATAAAATATCTTCAAAGTGTTTAGCCCATCTCTCCATATCACGAACAAAATCTGTATCCGTAAAAGAACCAGCATGAATTAACCCTCTCAACTTAACATCTTTCTTAGCAAAGTAATTCATATAAGCTATACTCTCAGGTAAACCTGGATGCCACAAATCAGACGACCAAACGATATCACCTGAATTAATTTCATCTTCACGATATAACCTAGCTACCTCAGCTATCTGTTCAGCTTTAAATCTTATAGTAAACTCAGCATCAAGAAAACTACCAGCTTTCATTTCAGTAGGAGCAGGAATATCAGGATAAATTCTCACATAATCAATATTATTGTTATCAAGATAGTTTACAATATCTCTATCAAGAGCTGTAGTGTATCTGGATTCTATATGCTCTAATGGTAAATAAATTATTCTCATATTAAATAATCCTGTATCTCATCGCTATCATTAAGTTCCCACGGATATACAATCCAATCATCACCCTTTTCCGTAACCCAATAATCTGGTTCAATACTTGATTGCTTATGGTAGTGAAATGTACAAATTACATTATGTGTATTTTCAAAACCTTTTAGGGTGTGGCCTGTATCTGCTATATCATCTACTACTAATATTTTTTTATCTGTTACAATTTTCCTGTCGTAGTAGTTCATTAGTAATGGTAGGTTTAACCTATGTGATAAAGATACGGCTATGGGTAACCCACCTCGTGGCAAACCATACACAGCTCCTAAACTCAAATCATGTGCTTGTACCCAATCTACTATTGAATCAAGATGATTCTCATACTCTTCCCAAGATATAAATACTTTATTGGTCATGTACTTCAGCTCCATTTTCGTTATCTTCAAATACTGAACAATAACATAAATCAAATTCTTCGTATAACTCGTGAGCTAACATCTCACATGATTGTCCACCAAAATCACAACAATCATATTGTTCTGTATAATATTTTGTTTCAAGATACTTTTTTATCTTTCGTTTAAATACAATAAACTCTACATCCCTATCATCATGAAATACTTCTTTCTTGACTTCAATGTGAAACATATGTCTATGTGGATGTTCGAGATAACTCATCGTTGGTTCAAACTTACTAGCTTCAGACCAATTATGAATACCCTCTACTTGTAATCTACATACTATGTTAGTTTTCATCAACATCACCTCTGAGTGCAGTTATCATACGAAGTACTGAATTAAATGTATTGTGAACTTTTTCAATTGTAGATTCCCAATATGTACTACGTGGTAACCAGGGTGTAAACCCATTAACAAATGCGTAATATCTCTCATATAACTTTTCTTGACCATCTTTAAAAAAAGGTGAAAGTTGTTCGTGTGTAATTTTTGCTCTCATAACCCTACCAAGATAATTTAAACCTAATAATATTGTTGGCTTACCATCATTATCAAGACCAACTGGTATTCTCAATACAAACGCATCATAGAAGTTTGTAACGTCAACTCCCATACCAGCTTTATTGGTTACAAATAAAACTCTAAGTAGATTATCATGATTACGTAAATCAGATACCACATCATCGTCACCATATTCTTTTGGAGTTTCGATTGATATTACTGAACCATTGGATAGTTGATATAAGTCTACACTTTTACCATCTATGAACGCAATTTTAAAGTCCCAATGAGTTGGGAAATTAGCTTTTTTCAGCTCACTCTTAATAAAATCTCTTTCATTTTTTATTTTATTTTTATACTTAGTTTCTAATTTTCCTATAACACCTCTTTTGGGATTCAAATTGACTTCAGAAGTATCTAACGCTATACCTTTTTTTATAAGGTCATGGTACATTGCATCCTGTTTAAGTTGGTCTGACATTGTAGAATTAAAAACATCAGATATAGTATCTATGGCTGGTGTTTCTTTATCAAACCATTGTGTTGGATTATAATGAGCTGTTCTATATAACATTTCATCTTTAGTAGGAAATGAATTAATCATTGTATAGTCATTAGTACCTATTTCATCATCCAACATCTCATTTGTTTCATTTGGTAGAAATAACATCAATCCACCAATATCTTTTAAACACTTACCAATCATCTTATATTTTTTACCCTTGTATTCAGGATTGTGAGTACCATACACATCTTTATACCATTCTGCGGCACTAACAGAACCAACAGCACCTTCATCAATAAAAATCCAAGTTTTTTCTAATAAACCTTTGTGTTTCAACTCTAATAATAATGATTCTATTTGATCTCTGAATTTACTATCAGTTAATGTCATATAACTTGGTCTTTTATAGGTATCCCAATTATTATCTGTAAGTAAATCTAAATCATCAAAACAATTTTTAACTGATTCATTAAAATACTCTCTTGGTATAATATTATTGGTTTCAAGTAATAACATAAATTTCTTTTTAGATGCTTTAGACACCAACATTGTTTCAGGTGCAACATAAATAAAAAAACGAGCATCATAGTTTTTTATTAAGTGTGGTATTAATTTAACATTTAAAAAATGTGTCTTACCTGTACCTGTACCAGCTGCAATATAACCACGTTGTTTTTTATACTGAAATGGAGAGAGTCCTGACTTCCATACATCAACGTCATCTAACCACTTATCTGTTAGCTTATCATCAAAACTTATTAAGTTTTGTATATCTTTAATTTTCATTTTTTATTCTTTATTTTTAAATTGTTAGTAAATCTCTCATTTCTCATACCATAATATACGACAAAAACCTTATACTTGTCAAGTGATATTTTCATTTATTTTAATCCATCAATAAAATTATAAAATTCATCACGAGCATTACTTTTGTAATTCATAAACTCACCGCTAAGCTTAGCGGTTTTCATTGTGGCATCATGTTTAACACCACGAACACAAGCACACATATGGTTAGCTTCAATCATAACAGCAACACCAATGTTCTCTGTACACACCTTGTTAATATGGTCGTGTATTTGCATTGTTAAGTTCTCTTGTACTTGTGGTCTACGAGCATAAAACTCTACAATACGATTTAATTTACTTAACCCTATAACCATACCATTTGATGTAGGAAGATATGCCACATGAGCTTTACCAATAAAAGGTAAATGATGATGTGAACAAAATGAATGTAACTTTATATTACCTTGAAACACAATACCATCGTACCCATCAATATTATCAAACGCTGTAATCTTTGGTGGATTACAATACACACCCTCGGCCAAATCATTAACGAACGCTTTAGCAACTCTCATAGGAGTATCAGATGAATTGGGATCTTCTTTCCAATCAAAACCAAGAGCTGTCATATAATCACCATAGTGTTTAGCAGCTTCTTTAATCATATTTTCTTTTTCTTGTTCTGTTAATGGGTGGTTTCCATTAGCATATTTTAAATTAGTCATTCTTACTCCATTCCCTATAACCATAGAAGTTCATACCAATAACGAATATACTTATTGCAACTTGTGGTGGAGCATTTATTAATAATGCATATATTAAAAATGCTACATTACCTAATCCCCAAATAATAAAACAAGTCTTTAGTTTTTTAGCATTAAAATAGTAACCAAAAACTATCATTGTAGTTCCTACCCACCCTATTAAATCTACTGAATTAAACTCCACGTTTATCTCCATAAGCTATTATGTGTAATCTATCTGTAAAATTATAACCATTTTCTGTAGCGTATTCCATTAACCACACTCTCCGTTCATTTAATTGTTCTTCAACTAATCCTTCTGGCATTAACCAAACTTTATCGTTAGGTATATCTAATACCTTTTGTAAATACTTTACTTCTTCTAAATCTCGTTTATCAGATATAACTGGTTTCAACTGATACTCTGGATGATTCCAAATCAACCGTTCCATA